TATTAGAAAAATAATTTATGGCAAAGAAAATAAAAGAACAGATTGATTACGGGAATACACCTGAAAGAATGGACCCGAATTTAGAAAGAAAACTGGCTAGTCCTGATAGTCTTTACGCTACAAACCCTGCAATGAAAAAAGGTGCTGCGGACGTACAAAGATTGGTTAGTAAAAGATTCCAAAAAGTTGCCGATAAATTACGTCAAGTTACAGGTATTGAAGATTTAAGCTCAAGACAAGTTCAAGGTATGGTTTACCAAGAAATGATGAGAAAACTTCCAAATATTATGAGAATTGAGGGGGCTCATAGAGATGAGTTAATTGCATTGGCAATTGAAGCGTCTTTAGATGATGCTGAAGTTCCTGAAGGAAGATATCAAATTGAGGCTAGTTTAGGTATGCCAGACACAGGTAATTTTAGAATGGAGCCTGAGGATGATGAGGATGAAGAAGAAGATGAGGATGATGAGGAAAAACTACAATTCCCATCTTTTGACCTTGACGAGTTAACTGACGAAGAAATTTTAGAGTTAGAAAAACACAAAAGAAATATAATTAACGCAATTATCCAAGGAGCTGCGAAAAAAGGACATTACCTATTCCAAAAACCTGAAGTTAAAGCAAGATTAGATGCTATTGACCCATCTTTATACGGAGATTACTTAGGTATCATGGCAATCAATGATTTCTTATACTTTAGTATGGAACAGATGATTGAACAAATGAGTCAAACAGGTCAAGGTGTTGCAGGTAAAGTTGAATTGGATGATGCTGACGATGAAGGAGGAGAAGAAGGTGGAGAAGAACAACCTGACACTAAAATCATTGCAACAGGATTAATTTTCCCAATTCTTTGTCATGAAATTATTAAAGGATTAGAAGAAGCTAAAGGTAGAGCTGGTTTACCATCAGACCCTAGTGTAAGAGAAAAAGTATTAGGTCAAACTGATACATTATCAAACGAACCAATGCAATTACGTATTGGACCTGAAATTGTTGAAAAGATACGTTTTGCGTTACCTGATGACATTTTTGACCCTGAATATAAAGGATTGATAAATTTTTTCCATGTTTTATTATATCAGATAGAGGCCAAAGAATTCTTAGAAATCATAGGAAATGCAATCTCTGAAGATTCATCTAAATTAGCTAAAGCTAAAAAACGATTTGAAGAAATTGTTAGAGAAGCTAAGCAAATGAAAGAAGAATTTGAAAATTATAAAGAAGAGGAAGATATTGACTCTGAAGATGATGACGATTTAGATGATTTCTTGAGTGGTTTAGGCATAAGCAGACCTAAATAACATGTGTGAATAAAGAACAACTAATTATAGAGTTAACGAAGTGTATGAGGAACACTCCTTATGCACTTCGAACTTATTTACAGACATACGACAACACCGTATCAAAGTATGTCCCATTAGACCTATTCCCCGACCAAGTTAGTTTAATAGAAGACTACGACAAATACAATGAAAACATTGCATTAAAGTATCGTCAGGCGGGTGTATCAACAGTAACCGCAGCTTGGATATCAAAAAGATTGGTATTTGCCCAAAAAAACAAACCTGAAAAAATCCTTATCATTGCTAACAAGTTAGATACATCTATGGAGATGGCTAACAAGGTAAGAGGATTTACAGAACAATGGCCGTCATGGGTCGGAGTAACATTCTCCAAAGAAAAGAACTCACAAAGACACTTTAAACTTAGTAATAACTGTGAAGTTAAAGCCGTAGCAACATCACGAGATGCCTTGAGGGGTTATACACCAACCATCCTCGTATTTGACGAAGCGGCGTTTATCGAAGCCGACTCAGATTTCTGGTCAGCCTGTATGGCGTCACTATCTACAGGGGGTAAAGTAATCGTTGTATCCACACCAAACGGATACGACCCAATTTATTACGAAATCTACGACCAGTCATTAAGAAACATGAACGATTTCAAAATATCTGAGATGTTTTGGTATCGTGACCCAAGATATACAAAAGACTTGTATATGGTTAAAACCAATGACTTGGTACACTTTTTATTGAATCGTGAAGAATATTCTGAAAAAGACATCATCGATTTATCGATGGAAAATCCATATGAACGAGACCACACAATCGTAACCGATTATATCGAACAAGGATACAAACCATGTTCTGCTTGGTTTGAAAGTATGGTTAAGAAATTAAAGTTTGATAGACGAAAAGTAGCTCAGGAGTTGGAATGTGACTTCTTAGGTTCGGGTGATAACGTATTCGAATCTGAATTGATGCAAGAAATCTCCAAGAATACTTTACGTGACCCCCAAGCTAAACTCATGGGTGGTTCACTATGGATATTTAAAGAACCTGTAAACGGACATAAGTACGTAATGGGTGTCGATGTATCAAGAGGTGACTCTGAGGACTTCTCGTGTATCCAAATCATCGATTTTGATGAAAGGGAACAAGTATTAGAATATGTTGCCAAAGTTCCACCAGATGTATTGGCAGAAATCGCTTATAAGTGGGGAACAATGTATAACGCCTACTGTGTTATTGATATCACAGGTGGTATGGGTATATCTACCGCAAGAAAACTACAAGAATTAAGTTATCAGGGTGGTTTATACGTGGACAATGTTGATACGAGTAATAAATGGAAGTGGGACCCAAAGATTAACGATAAAATACCAGGTATTAACTTTAACTCAAAAAGGGTTCAGATTATATCTGCGTTTGAAGAAAATGTAAGACACGGATTCAAAGTATATTCAAACAGATTATACAATGAAATGAATACGTTTGTTTATATTAACGGAAGACCTGACCACCAAAAAGGTCATCACGATGACTGTATCATGGGTGTATCCATGGCATTATATGTTGCGGAGAAATCATTCCAATCATTAGAGAAAGTTACAAATCACACAAAAGCGATGATTAACTCATGGGCAACCACAGTTAATGAAAATAAAAACTCATCAGAATTCTTTAATCCAATGGTTCCTCAAATGGGTAGAGGTAATGGATTGGGTAATCACGGTGAAGCAACTAAAGCCGATTACATGAAGTATGGATGGTTATTTGGAGTTAAATAAGTATTTATATTATCAAAGTAATTAGTAAAATTAGATATGAGTGAACAAAATCTAACGGTCTGGCAGAGGCTGTCCCAAACATTTGGTCCTAATTCATTATTGAAACAGGATTATCCAACTTTTAAGTTTGATAAAAAAGAACTTCTGCGTACGCCAAATCGTGACGATTATGAACGTGAAAAACTTCAAGCACAACAAACATTTTATTTAACTAATCAATGGGCTAAAGTTGAAAACAACTTATATTCCCAAGCGATTTATTATGAACCATCACGTTTATCTGCTCAATACGATTATGAGTCAATGGAATATACTCCTGAGAGGAGTCAAAACGTATTAAATCTGTATTAGCCGATTTATTTAACAACAATTTAGATATTAACACCAACTTACCTATGTGGACAAGAAACACGTGTAAGTATGGTGATAACTTTGTTTACCTAAAATTGGACCCTGAAAAAGGTATCATTGGTTGTCAACAATTACCGACAATTGAAATTGAACGTCATGAGGTTGGGGTTGCTGCCAAAATTACTGTTGATATTACACAAGAAAAAGACGAGAACAAAAAAGCTCTTCATTTTACTTGGAAGAATAGAAATATGGAATTCCAATCATGGGAAATTGCTCACTTTAGATTATTGGGAGATGATAGAAAACTTCCTTATGGTACATCTATGTTGGAAAAGGCAAGACGTATTTGGAAACAGTTATTGTTATCTGAAGACGCGATGTTAATCTATCGTACATCAAGAGCACCTGAAAGAAGAATGTTTAAAGTATTTGTGGGTAACATGAATGATGATGACGTTGAGGCATACGTAAACCGTGTTGCTAACAAATTCAAAAGAGAACAAATTGTAGATTCTAAAACAGGTAACGTGGACATGAGATTCAATCAAATGGCGGTTGACCAAGATTACTTTATTCCTGTTCGCGACCCCGCAGCTCCAGACCCAATTACAACATTACCTGGAGCAACAAACTTATCAGAGATTGCCGATATTGAATACATTCAAAAGAAATTATTAACAGCACTTCGTGTTCCAAAGGCATTTTTAGGATTTGAAGAAGTTGTTGGTGATGGTAAAAACTTATCATTACAAGATATCCGTTTTGCTCGTACAATCAACAGAATTCAAAAATCTATGATTGCCGAGTTAAACAAGATTGCAATTGTTCACTTATTCTTATTAGGATTTGAGGACGAATTACAGAACTTTACATTAGGACTTACAAATCCATCAACACAAGCCGATTTATTAAAAATCGACGTATGGAAAGAAAAAGTTTTATTGTATAAAGATTTGGTTGCCGACCCAGGAAACGGTATTCAACCTGTATCATCTACATGGGCTAAGAAACACATTTTTGGATTCTCTGATGAAGAAATCAGATTGGATTTACAACAACAAAGAATTGAAAGAGCTGTTGGTGAAGAACTTAAAGCAACTCCTACAGTTATTACCAAAACAGGTATATTTGATAACATTGATAAGTTATATGGTAGTTCAACAGGAGGAACATCAACTGCCGCAGCAACTACAGGAGGTGAAGACCTTGGAGCAGCACCATCATTTGGTGGAGGTGGTGGTTTTGAAACCGCCGCACCTGAATTAGGTGGAGAAGCTCCGCCATCTGAAGCACCACCCGCAGGAGGTGAAGGGAGAAATTTCAAAAGAATTGGATAAGTTATTAAACTCGTAATATTTATATTTAAAATATACAAAATGACTTTCGGGCAAATCAAATCCATAATTGAAAACAATCTATTAGAGTCCTACAGAAATGAGCAGGAGTTTAAAAAATCGTTAAAAGAATTCAAACACAATGTTTTGAGTAATAAAAACATGTCAAAACTTTATTCTTTATACGACCAATTAACTACACCACAAGGACTAACTGAAAACGACGCCAAAGATTTTCTTGATGAAGGTATTCATTTAATTCAAAAATTAATACCTACTATTAAAACTCCAAAAACTGTAAATGAAAATGTTGAGAATAAGTATTCTGACGTAGATGCACTTGTTTACACAAATAAATTGGATTTGATGGAGAGATTAAAATCAAAGAAAACTCTAATCCAAACTTTAACATCAAATAAAAAAGAAACCGTAAAGGAAACAATTAATATTCCTTTAAAATCCATGGTTTCAATTGCGAATCAAACTTTAAACAATTACCTTGAAAATCTTGATGAGGCGGCAAAAAAAGAGTTTATCCAATTAATGTCTGAAGATACTTCATTACTTAAAACTAAGTTTGATGACTTACGTGAAAGTGCAATCAACAAACTTACAACACTTTTAGAAAGTGAGCAAGAGTTTGAAATCAAGACAAAATTGTCTGAAACAATTGACCGATTAAAGGTTGAAAAGTTTGACCAATTAAATTTCCTTAAGTTAAAGAATTTAGAAGAATCAATCTAATTTAGATTTCATCTTTTGAATGTAAGAGGCCTTTAATTTTTGTTGTCTCTTTACCACCGACTGTTTTACAAATTCTTTTTTACCAAACAAGATTTGATTTTGTTTGGTTTTAATCACTTTGGACTTTAATGTTTTCAAGGCTTTTTCAATACCTTCTTTTTTTACATCTACTTTTAACATATAATACAAATATCTTAATTTTTCTTAAAGTTTTTGACAATGGACATAAATTTTGTTATTTTTTAACAAACAAATAAACATTGACAATATGAAACTTAATGAAAAAAGGAAAAAGTGTAAAGTTAAATCTCTACAATCCAATTAAATCGGTGTATGGTACAGTAGATTCTAAAAATTTAAAATCATTATACATAAACATACAATCGTGGGTAACACCAAAATTTGAACACAACAATTGGAACCGAGTTGTCTGTAATCTAAGTAGAGACATTAAACATTCGGTATACAACTCCATAAACACAGAACTATTTAAAGAACAGAGTATAGTTGATTTAGACCTCAGGACAAGTGGTATTTCACACGGTAAAAAGTCATTCTTAAATTTAGAGGTTAACTTATATACTACTCAAGAAATGGATTTTAAGTCCCCCGAAATAAAAAATTCGGTAAAACAAATTATCAAAAACATATTCAAAGAAAACGTAATACAGAACAAATACTTTGAATTTTCCCCATCAAAAAATGATTAATATCAAAAAGATACTTGTAGCGTATATTTATCTTAAAAAGAATTCATGAAACAATTAAGAATATTAGAGGCAAACGAAGTAGGTCATGGAATATTGATTGAAACAGATGCAGGTTGGGTATCCCCAAAAGATATTCGTAATGCTGAGATGTTAAAAGAAGCAAAAGAATTAGATTATAGAAATCCTTTTGAGTTTTATGCGGTATTACAGAAATATGATACTCCAAATAGAAATGGAAGATTTTATCCTGAAAGAATATTAAAAAGAGAAGCTGAGAACTATAAAAAGGCAATTGCAAAAGGTTTATCAACTTCAGAACTTAATCACCCTGAATCGTCTTTAATTGACTTAGATAGGGTATCACATATCATCACAGATATATGGTGGGATAAAAACATCTTGATGGGTAAACTTAAATTGTTAACGTCACCAGGATTTCATGAAAGAGGTATTGTATCTACTAAAGGAGACCAAGCAGCTAACTTGATGAGACAAGGTGTTACTATGGGAGTTTCTTCAAGAGGTGTAGGTTCACTTAAAAAAGTTGGTGAAAGAAATGAAGTACAAGATGACTTTGAATTAATTTGTTTTGACTTAGTATCATCTCCATCAACACCAGGTGCTTACTTATTCAGTAATCCTAATGACAGAGAAAAATATGAGGAAAATCTAGAAGAAGAAAAAAAATACAAATCACCTGAAAATTCGGAATTTCAATCTAAAGGGGTTGACTTAATGAGAAAATTAACCGATTATTTGGGAAAATAATAAATTATGGACGAAAAATATTTTGTAGCAAAAATTCAGTATGACTTACCTGATGAGAATACAGGTAAAATCAAAAAAATTAGAGAAGAAAAACTTGTTAAAGGTTTTTCAGTGACAGATGTAGAAGCAAAGGTTACTGAAAAATATCAAGGGTTTTCAAATGATTGGAGAATCACGTCAGTTTCTGAAAGTAAAATTGATGAAGTGATTGAATAAGTCATCTTAAAAGAATTTAAATTAAAAGTGGTCAAAAGACCACTTTTTTTTTGCCCTGAAATATTTATTAACATATTACTTAAATGTAATTAAAAATAATAAAACTACCGAAAGATGATATTTTTTGTCTTTTGGTAATATTTATATTGTAAAAATAATAGATTTTCATGAAAGAAAATAAAACTTTAGTTCAAGAGGCTCTCATTCAAATGAAACAAGTTGAAGATGTCATAGCCGAAAATGCAAAAGGAATACTTGCTTCTACAATGAAGGAAGAAATCAACCAATTAGTAAAAGAATCTCTTTCCGAACAGGATGATGAGGAGATT